ACTTTCTTTGGATCTCAGGGATATGATTTCATTGAGTCCACAAGTTTTAGTGCTGATGCTAGCTATCTTCTTCAGCAAGGTGACATAGTTCAATTCTCTGATTCAAATAATAATCTTGTTCGTGCTGTTGTACAATATGCTACAGAACAGCAAGGTTCATCTAAATCTAGAGTTTATCTAGATATTGCTCTTCCTGGTGATGTAACAAACACCAGTATTGTACGTTTGCGTCCAAAAGTACAGAATGCTAATTCAGGTACTCTAATTTTCCCAACTGGCACCAAGCAAGTTAAGCAAATTTCTGCTGGTGGTGAAGATACTAAGATCAAATACCACTTCCGCAGAGATTTTGTAGCCACAGCATCTACATCTGGCGGAACAATTACATTTGCTGCTCAACTTCCATTTGGAACTCAGAGATTTGTTTCATTTACTGAGAGCAATTTCATCGTAACAGTATTAGACCCTGGCGATGCCCCAGATATTTCAACTGGAGATATCGTGTATGTAAGTGAAGATGCTGTTGAAATTTCTTCGGCAACTGATACAACAAGTGGTTTAACATCTGGTAGTATCAGTTTACAACTTCCATCAACTTATTTTGGAACTATTCCACAAAATGGACAGTTTCCAAAATTAAAACTAACTGCTACCCTAGAAGTAATCAATGCTAAACCAAGACTAAAAACAGCAATTACAAACAAGAGAATTGTTGTATCTTCATCTGGTGATAGAGTAATTCCATTCAGAGGAACAGATTATGATAGTGAAGTGGTTGAAATTCTATCTTACTCAGATGCTTACAAGTTAAGATATGTTTATGAGGGAACTCCAACACAAGCACCAGATATTGATTCGGCAGGAAACTTAATTTCTGGAACTGATGTAACTGACAGATTTACATTTGATAATGGTCAAAGAGATACAGTATATGATGTTTCCAGAATTGTTCTAAAACCAGGATTTGAGCAAACTACTGGACAACTAGTGATTGCTTTTGATTACTTTGAGCAATCACAAGGAGACTTCTGTACTATTGATAGTTACTTACATGAGGCTGGAGTTCTGGAAGATGAAATTCCTAACTTCAATTCATCTGTACATGGAATTGTAAGTCTCAAGAATGTTATTGACTTTAGACCAAAAGTAGATACCAATGCTATTATTTCTGGTTTCCAAGATACATCTTCATTGTCTGTAAATACAGGAAGATTCGCTGGTGTTGGATCTGTATTTGCTAGTTCTCCTGCTTCTGATAGAGAACTTGAATTCACAATTTCCTTCAGTCAAATTCAATATCTTGATAGAATTGATGGTGTGTACTTGAATAAAAAAGGAGAATTCTTAATTAAAGAAGGTAATTCTTCTCTCAATCCATCAAAGCCAGATCCAGTAGATGATGCTATTCCTCTCTTCTATGCTTATATCCCAGCATATACTCAAACAAGTAAGGATGTAAGAATCACTTCTGTGGATAATCGCAGATATACAATGAGAGATATTGGTAAACTTGAGAAGCGCATTGAGCGTCTTGAGTATTACACAACTCTTAGCATCCTTGAGCAACAAGCATTGAATATGCAAGTCAAAGATGAAATTGGACTTGATAGATTTAAGAGTGGTTTCTTAGTAGATAATTTTGAAGCTCACAGAACTGGCAATCTACAGTCTGGAGATTATAAGTGTTCAATTGACAGTCAACAATCTGTTCTACGTCCACAATCAAAAGAAAACTCATTGCTTCTGAAAGAAGTAAATGTTAGGGAAGATCAAAGAGTAGTTTCTGGATATAAAAAATCTGGAGACATTGTAACTCTTCCATATTCATCTTTAGAGTTACTGGGAAATAATTTTGCTAGCAAGACGCTAAATCCAAATCCATTTGTTGTGCTTCAATATGTTGGCGAAGCGGCAATTTCTCCAAGCATTGATCAGTGGTATGATCAAAATACAGAGCCACTGATTGTCGATACAAATACAGATTTGTATAAGATCTTCTTAGCAAAAACTGATGTAAAAGAAAGTTTCTCTAGTATCCACAATTCATTTGTTGTTAACTGGGTTGGTTCTGCTCCATCATTTACGGCTATCAATTCACTTGGAGAAGTTAATAGTCAGAAGGCACAATCTTCAGTAGAAAACGCATCTGTTTCAAGTTCTTCAAATATCAACCCACAGAATAATGATATTGCTAAGGGCGTTGGCACAAAAACTGTAAGGGGCAATCTCGTATCATCTTCACTACAGTTCTTTGCCAGAAGCATTCCTATTAATTTTGTTGTCAGAAGATTGAAGCCAAACACAACCATTTCTGTGTTCTTAGATGGAAGAAATATTGGAAGATGGGTAAATCCAGACTTAAGATTTACTGGTATTGCTGGAAATTCACCTTCAGCGTTTAATGGCACTGTTACAACAGATGCTGATGGAAATGCTAGTGGATTGATTCTTCTACCAGCTGGAGCACCACCAAGAGAGAATGCTGTTTGGACTGGTGCTGTTGATACTGTTGATTATGATACAAGTGCTGAGGAATTAAAAGTTACGACAGGAGTAAAGACATTCAGATTTACTTCAAGTTCAACTGATCAAGATAAATTAACTGTTGATACTTACGCAGAAGTTAATTACTATGCTACTGGTATTCTTCCAGAGAATCCATCAGGAATTGTATCAACAAAACCAGCATTCTTTAAGGCTAATGAGGGTGTTCAAATTGTAGATAGCAATACGGACAACCCAATTAGACCAAATCCACTTGCTCAAACATTTAAAGTGGAAAACTTTGAAGGTGGATTATTCGCAACTGGTATTGATCTGTTCTTCAGTAAAAAGAGCAATAGCATTCCAGTTAAAGTATATCTGACCAATGTAGATTCGGATAAACCAGGAAAGAATATCATTCCTGGAACAGAGAAGACGCTTTCACCATATACCTACATTAGATGCTTCTCTAACGGCAATGCTTCTGTTCTCAGAGGAGAACTCATCACAGGATCTAGTTCCGCTGCTAGTGGTCCACTTTATAAAGTGATTGACAAGAATGGAATTGACCTCGTTCCTTCTTCTTCTGGTAGATTTTCATTGACAAATGAACAAGTATATACATTTGTACTAGAAAATCATAACGGAAGATCATTTAGACAAAACGAAAATCTGATAGCACCATCAGTAACACTAGCAAATGCTACTGAAAATGCTGGCATTCAATTGACAATCGCAAAAGACAGCGGAAAAGTTTCTGATATTAGAATTACAAATCCTGGTCAGAATTACGATAGTGCTGTACTAACAATTGAAAGCCCACAACTTCCTGGTGGATCTGTAGCAACTGCTCGTATTGAAGTTTCGGAAGGAAAGATTTACAACACAGAAGTATCATTGAGTGGTTTTGGATACACAGAACCACCTTCAGTGGTCGTCAAAGGCGTTGGAAATGGCGCTGGAGGGTGTCAGGTTGAGACTTTTATAGAAATAGACACACCAGCGGTTAGAATGGGTGTAGCGGTTGATCAGACAGGGGTTACCCAGTCAACTACTCCAACACATTTTGCTTTTGAACATCCAGTTTATCTACAGAATGACACAGAATATGCTTTAGCAGTTGAAACTGATTCTGTTGATTATGAAATCTGGGCATCTAGGTTAGGTGAAGTTGATATCGCAACTAGCACTGTAATCACAACACAACCATCTCTTGGTTCTGTATACAGATCACAAAACGTTGACAACTGGACAGAAGACAATTTTGAAGATATCAAATTTAAACTATACAGAGCAGAATTTGATATTACAAGATCAGCAGAACTTCTTCTTAAGAATGAGAATCTAGGATATGAATTACTAACCTCAAATCCATTCCAAACAAATGCTACTGCTAGCACGAACGCTACTTCCAAGTTGTTCAAGAACAATAATGCTATTGTTAAGGTAAATCACCGAGATCATGGATTTGAAGGATCTGGAAAATCCTATGTTTTCTATAGATCAGCGAAAGAGACTGGAGGAATTACTTCAGATGTTCTGAATAACACTCTGTTTAAAGTAAGCAATTCTGGAATTGACTCCTATAATATCACTTCGTCAATCAAGGCAGCTGGCAATTCAATTGGTGGTGGAAATCAAGTGTATGCTACTTTCAATAGAAAGTATGAAGTTCTATATCCACAAGTTCAATACTTAACATTCACTGGAACAAAAGTAGAATCTTTTGTTAAGACTACAAACGTAGTTCCAGTTGATTCAACAACTACAAATTATGTTTCATATTCACAAACAGATTATGAAAAGACTTTCCTGAATGAAGCACATTATTTTACCAATCAGAAATTAGTTGCTTCTGAAATTAACGAAACACTCAATAATCTTGGTAGATCATTAACTTATAAAGTTAACCTTTCATCAAATGTTTCTTATCTGTCTCCCGTCGTGGATCTATCCTCAGCAAGCGTTAAGTTAGTTTCAAATAGAATTGAAAGTGCTTCTGGACAAGAAAACAGATATGGAAGACGTGATCAAGTAGTTGAGTTCTATCCAATTTACAAGTTCACACTTTCTGGAACTATTGGAACACAAATTCAAAGTGATCAAACAATCAAAGGAAATACAACTAAAGCAGTTGGTTCTATCGCAAAGGTTGATGGATTTACTATCTGGGTTAGAGTTAAGACCTCTCAATTCTTCCAAAGAGGAGAAACTGTAGTTCTTGGCAACCAACTTCAGCTAACTGCTGCTACAGTTGATTCCAATCCTGTTCAAGTATTCACAGAAATTGAAGATGTCGCAACAATTGTTGCTAGAAATCCTTCCGTAATTCTTGAGACATATGACAATATCATTACTGGTAAAGCAGTTATTTGGAATAATAAAACTCAAGAACTAATCACTAGGGTTGACACGAATCCAATCAATGATGACTTCTCTGGAAGAATTCAGGATAATGTTTTATTCAATAGAAACGCTATTGTAAATGATCAGATTTCTGATATCTTCAGAGTTGGAGATTTTATTAAATATCCAAACCAACCAGATGACGAAGCAAGTTTCTTGGAAATTGCCAAGATCACATATACAAATGGTTCAGAATATGTTTCCGAAAACACATCAAAGAATAGTTCATCTGTAGCAAAATATGTGACAAAAGAAATTTCTATTAGTAGTCCAGCAACATCTATTGATGTTCATTTGACAGCAAATACTAAGGATATTTCAAATATTGAAGTTCTATATAAATTCAAGAAATCATCAAGTCAAGAAAATTTCGAAGATATTGATTGGATTTACTTCAACGAAAATGGTCAACCAGATAGTCTAGAAATCGCAACACCAGAAAATAGCATCTCAAGTATTGTCGAAAAACAATCTTCATATCAAGATCTAAAATATAGTGCTGCCGATCTTCCAGAATTTTCGACATTTGCTATTAAGATCGTAATGAAGGGAACAGATCCAGCGTATGTTCCCAAGATCCAAGATATTCGTGCTGTCGCTTCATTCTAATTTCCGCACATGAGTTACACCAAAGTCTCTGGTCACGATGGTCTCGTAAGGGATGAAAACACAGGTGCCATCATTAATGTTGACAATTCAGCGATTGATGCGAGACGTAAATCAAAACACTTGAATTCCGCGTTGGAAGACATAAATATGTTGAAGAATGAAATCTCTGAAATCAAATCACTACTTAGAGAGTTAGTAAAAAATGCCAGCAATTAACGTCGCAAGAACTGATACCTTTGAGACTCAAAGGCAGAAGATCAACCAAATTGGAGATCAAATCGCTAATATCTCTCAAGAGGGAATTATAACAGCATCATTAACTACTTCATCAATTTCTTCCGACAATACGTTATATTTCTACAACGATGGCGTCAATACAATACGCCTCAGCACAAATGCTCTTGACTTTACAAATATTGATACGATTACATCACAGAACAATAATTTAGACATTGAAACGCAAATTGTAACATTCAACAATCTTGCTGCTACAATTGATACTTCTGGAACTTCCACATTAATTTCCACCACCAAAGATAATCTAGATCTTGGTCTTGCTGTTGGATTGAATGTTGATCCACTGCTTAGATTAGATGTCAACGGAGATATCTATCTAAACAAAGCATTTGGAACTGGTTCATTTGATGGACTAAAACTATTCAATAGTGATCTATCAATATTCGAATTAGCAGATCTTGCTATTTCAACTGATGATATTGGACTTATTAAAGGTGGAACAAATGCTGGTGCTGCTACTCTATATGATCCAGCAACTCAGAGTGGTGCTAGAGTTTCTGTTTCTGTTGTCAATCAAACAACTGGTGATAAAGAAATGATTGAATATCAAGTCATTGATAAGGGATCAGACATTTATCATACGGAAATTGGCAACCTCAAGACAGGAGCAAATCAAGTTACTTATGCATTTGATTTTGATGCCAACAACAACGTCAGAGTAACAT